GCCTGCTTTCATTTCATCAATGAATTTGTTGCTAACGGTGATACCAGTTGTAAGCCCTTGGATAGGATTACCTTCTGTACCAATATCTAGAAACTCGTCTGCGTCTGGGTGTTCAATGTCTTGGTATGCCGCAAAGAAACCGCGGCGAACCGAACCTTGGGATACAACTGATGCCAAAGTATCATACATCTGCATAAAGTGTACCGAACCCGAGGACTCGCCTGAATCACGAATTGGAGCACCACGATGACGAACAGCGCCAAAGTAACCTGACGTACCACCACCGTTTTTCATTAACATGCCATTTTCAGCGTGACCAAATAGGATTGCTGACATGCTATCATCAATGTACGATCCAAAGCATGATACTGGTAGTCCACGCTCTTTACCGTAATTAGCCCAAATAGGAGATGCTAGTGAATAAAATCCACGACTCATATAGTCATAAAATTTATCAGCAAAGCCATCATAAGAAGCTTTACCTGCTTTTGTTTTTGCCATATCCTTAAGGTACCATTCAGCTTTATCAGCAATGACACGGATGCGGTCTTGTGGCTTTTCTTTTTCTTGTAGATAACCACGCGACAAGAATGTCTTGGAGTCATCATTTAGCCAATAGAATTTTTTGTATTTTCTCATAATATATCTTTCTAAAAAAGGTCGTCTTCGGTGAACGCTTTTGTTTTCTTTGAATAAGCAGTAGAACGCTTGACAAAAAAGTCAACATTTTTGGTGCTTAGAATTTCTTCTACAAACCAGTCTGTACTGCGAACTGCTTCTTCATCTACCTCGTATAGAGGCTTCATATCAATAGCTTTCAACGATTGATTGAAACGATGCTTTAGGAATTCTTTCACTGTTGCTTTTGGTAAAAAGTCTAAATCGTGGTCGCCATAAATCCAATCAACGATTGCAGACTCTGCTTTGAATGCGTCGCGACAAAGACGATTAACTTCTGCGTTACTGTCTTTGTCGAACCAATCCGGGTTTTCTTCTCTAATAATATTCACCAGTTCAAAACCAAAACGAGCGTGAATATCTTCTTCTTTTGATGTTGCTTCAACAGCATTTGAAATACCTTTGAGAACATTCTTATGTTTATTGAAAGCCATCATAATAAGGAATTGGCTGAACAATGAAACGTTTTCCACAAACATAGAGAATAGAATAATTTTGTGGAAATAGTCTTTATCATCTGCTGGAGCACCGATTGATTGCTCAAGGTAAGCGATACGCTTTTTCATAGCCGGTACTTCGACTACCTTTTCAAACTCTTCGTTGAGACCCATGATTTCAATTAGATTTGAATACGCGTCAGCATGACGCACTTCAGATTCGCCAAAGGTAATACCTACGGCTGCTACTTCTGGCTTAGGGAAACGATCACCAATCTTAGACCAAAATGTTTTAACCGCAACTTCAATCTGAGAGATAGCCAACATAGATTTCTTTACGATTTCAACTTCTGGCGCAGACATTTTAACTTTCATATCTTGAATATCTGAAGAATAGTTAAACTCGGTGTGTACCCAATATGAATGCCGAATTGCATCTGTGTACTCAACCAATTGTGGGTACTCATATGGTTTTAGCGCTGCACGTTTACGAAAGATGTCTGGTTTGTTATTAAAACGAAAAAGGATATACTCACGAGCTAAATCGTGTAATCCCATATCCATAATAACATTTTCTACTGTTTTGTGAATAGTATCAACGCTTACAATAACGTCAGTTGCTTCTGTATTAATAGCCTCAACCGCTTCTAGAGTAATTTCACTTGACAGGTTTTTACTCCTGATACCAATACCTTTCATTGCCTTTTCTACTGCAAATGTAATCTTACTTTTATCAAAGTCTTTTGTAGTTCCATCACGTTTGGTTACATAATTAACTAGTCTAGGTAATTCTATTATATTGGAAATTGTTTGTGTATTCTCTAACATCTATCGGGCCTCTTTGGTTTTTGGTTTGAAGTGTATAAGTAACAAGGTACCCATTAGGCACGATGTTACTTAACTTAATTGGAATTCTATTGATCTTGTACAATCAACTGGTAGCTATATTTATAAGTTACTATACTACATATATCCCTAAATGTCAACAAAAATAAATTATTTTTCAATAAAATTATCTACCGATGGAAATATTTTTGCGATAGCATCAGCTACAGCAATTGCTAATTGGATATGTTCCAACTGTGTTCCATTTGCTGAACGTAGCTCAATATAATGCAGCCAAGAACGCAGTGTTCCATTAACATATAGACGTGATGGCGTATTACCTTCTGGCATTACTGCACGAGCTTGCTCTTTAGCAATACCGTTTTCAATAGCCCAGTTATAAGCTGCCATTGCTGACTGCCATACTTTGCGCTGATGTATTTCCCACGTTGCGTGGAGCTTCATATCATCTGTAACAATACTATTTTGACGGTTTTTAGTATCTTGTAGTCGTGCCTTACGAACTACCATAGAGTCACCTAAATCGCGAACGTCCGCATAACGCTGAGAAAATTCTTGGAACGAAAAGGAACGGTGGCGTAATAGTTGCCGTGCAATGTCTCTCGTGGTTTCGACTTCGATACAGGCGGAGACCATTTCAAATGGGGACCAGTGCTTATGCTTGGCAAGGTAGTTGAGTAACTTTGGAGCTGTTTCGGAGTTAATTTGCGCGTTTGGGTTAGAGACTCGAGCGCAATACGCAACAAGATCCTCTGGTGTGTCGAGACCAATGAATTCGTCTGATGGTGCTTGTGAAAATGAGATGAGTTTTGCATACATATATTTTAGTCCTCTTATGTTTTGCGCCATGCGGCAAATTTTAATTCGGCTTGAAGGCCATGATAAGTGTTATCTTCTATTAGTTTTTCAGGATCAAATCCTGCTAGATATATTTCGTTAATGTCTTTCCCAGGTACATCGTTTGGCCAAATACAAATCTTATAACCATTCTTAATTACTTTTTCCATGCGACCATGGATTTCTTTGTTACGAGGCTCAGCATCAAACACGTATATAGCGTTTTCATTTGCTGAGTTACCATTACCTTCAGCACCATTCATAGATATAGCGTTCTCAAGGAACATGCTATCAAGTGCACCTTCAACAATATAGTAAGGGTCGTCGAAGTTAACTTTATCCAAACCAAATATCTTTGGTCTTTCTTCGAACATTATAGTTATATATCTAATTCCGTTGGGATCAAATCCGCGAGCAGAAACACCATAGCATTTGCCATTCTCATCAAGAAAAGGAATCACTAAACGCGGTTCGTCTTTACCTACGTTTGGAAATTTGTTTGGGACTATTTCGTTAATCCATGTTTTGAATTTTTTAGCGAAATACAAACGATAGTGATGGCTTGTTGGTATTTTACGCTTTTCAATATAACGCTTTACTGGATGGTCAAACTTTAGTTGACTAATCTTTTTAATTTTGAGGAGGGGGTTTTGGCGTTTAAACGTAGGTGCTTTTGTTTTAAACTTACTATCATCAACCTCTTTGTCTTTGGTGTCTTTAATAGTATTGTTGGCTTTACCTGTAAATTTATCAGCAACATAATCGTTATATAGCTGCTGGTCTTGGCCTTTAAGGAAGTATGAGAACCCTTGAGATGTACCACAGTTGTGACAATAAAATGAGAATTTATTATCCCGCTCTAACAACCATCCACGTGCCTTAGAGCGGGACTTTTGAGAGTCACCACAAATAGGGCACCTGAAGTTAATTTTATAAGGATTAGTGTTGCGTATTTTAAAATTTTCAAGGCGACCAGAAAGCATCTGAGCGTATTGAATATCTACAAAATCTACCATTGTGTACAAACTTCCATAATAAGATAATACCATTATAAGCCCACAGACCTACAATGTCAATCAATAAATTCAATATACAACAGTTTTATTTAGATGTCAACTAAAAAGGTTAGGCCAATTAAATTTTGCTAACAGGAACATCATAACAGCGCCAACACCCATCATGTAATAGCGCCAGTTTTCTAATGCGTTAATTTTCTTAGTCTGATCATTAATACGGGAGTGTAAGGATTTTTCCATACTATCTAACTTAGCCATTAACTGGTTGTGAGAAATATTTCTTTTCTCTGCGTTGTGATCTGCCAATCTTTGGTGATCATCTCTAGCTGATGCTCTGTATTCTTCTAGTCTGTCGTTAAGCACAACCATTCGAGTTTCTTCGCTGCGCTTTGTATCTTCGCACATAGCAGCAACTGTTTCCAGCTTTTCTTTGGTTGAATCTAGTACTTCGTGCTGAACTGCAACATTCTTAGACAAATCACTCATTTGGTCAAGGGACTTGTCTACCTTGCCAAAGAATTTTTGTATTTGCTTTACATCGCTTTGTATAAGGCGAATGTCGGTTTCCCAATTTTTTTCTGTCAAAATACTATTCCCTTTATGCCTTTTGATAACGGAGGCTAGTGGCGAACTCCATACGATTTGTGCTCACCTGAAAATAATGTATTTTATTCGATATTATTTATCCGACAAAGCCTCTTCATAATAGACAATTATTGCTTTTTGCTCATTAATATATCTACGCAATTCGCCAATACCAATTGCTAGGTTTTCATAGCCTTTTGAACTAACAGCAAATACAACAAAGTTACCAGATGAAGCAGTAAGTTCTGCCATCTTTTCATCAATATTATCTTCAGTGATAACCATCCAATCAACGGGTGGAAACTCAACCAAAGGAGGTCTAGATTGTATAGGAATATTTTGCCTAACGTAATCCGTTTGTGTTACAACAACGGGTTCACTCGTCCTGCCCAGGCACCCCGTCAGAATCGTCAGCGGTATCGCTAGGAGGAGTAGTTTCGTCGGCAATGTCTTGTATAAGTCTTTCAACTGCACGGTCAACTCTCGCTTCTAAATTATCAGGATCCTGTAAGGCTTCCATCGTTAAATCAATTCGCGCAAATTTACTACGTAAAGTGTTTAAATACTCACGCGAGGCGGCTAATTGTATTGTAAGGTTTTGGTTTAATTCTTCATTGCGTTCTGCGTCTGCAACCATAGTGTCTACGGTGTTTTGTAGAGTTTCGGCTGCAGACTGCAGTTTAACATTGTTTGTACGAAGCGTTGAAATAGTCTCTTCCGACCAATCATAGTATTGCTTCGCACCATAGGCCACACCACCAAATAGTCCGACAACGATTATTAGTAGATATAGCTTTGCCATTATTAATTCTTAAAAACTTCAGGATGTTGTTCTTTGGCGTCGTTATGGTCATCATAATGATGCACTAGATATTTCTTAAGATTTTCTTTCTTGCCTGAGGCATCATAAGAATGATCAGTACCTTTGGTTTTCTTGAGTGTAATGCCAAGACGTCGCGCGTGTGCATCAGCTCCACCCATATGATCAATATCTACAGTGTGATGAGTATCTACTGCTTCATTCTTTTTTTTTAAAAAAGCAGGTTTGTCATCTTCATCTTCATCTTCATCGTCATCTTCGTCAGCATCGTCGTCATCGTCATCCTCATCGGAATCCTTTGCTTCCATAGCTTTTTTGTACTTCTCTTCCAATGCCAAGGCAATGCGTGTCTGCATTTCTTCTGCAAAGGCGTCTTTCATTTCCATTGGATTTTTGTTAATGGCTTCTTTAATGATTTTTTCTAAAGACATGTTTATCCCCTTTAATGTTTTGGTAATTTATGTTTAAATGCTGTTGACGAATCGTGCCCTACCATCCCTGCGTGGGATGAGTACTCTTCATGGCTGTTCTTCTCTCGATACGAAGAATTGGGACGCGACATATCAGCCGCTTCTCTATGACCTTCTGCAGCCACTTTATGATCGTCTGCCTCATCGTGGTTGCCAGCGTGAGTGTGAACAGTCCTATGAGCGTCATGAATGTTTGCCAATGATTTATGAGCGTGTCTCAACTTAGCCAAGTGATCTGGATGGTTCCCACCATGATCACCATCTTTTCCACCATTGCGATCCACGTGGTCACTAATAACTTTACTGTGGTTCGCAATAGCTTCAGCTGATTCAATTAGATTGAAACCGGCCCGTGACAGGTTAGCTTTTTCTTCAAGAGCGTCTTGGATACGTCTTTGCATTTCTTCTGCGAACGCGTCTTTCATTTCCATTGGATTTTTGTCAATGGCTTCTTTAATGATTTTTTCTAAAGACATGTTTATATTTTCCTGTTATTTTAATCTGTTATACTCTATTTATACTAATTAAACATTTTAGCTTGAGTTGCAGGTCCTACGATGCCATCTGCAACTAGGCCATTCATTTTTTGCCATTTTTTAACAGATGTTTGTGTGCCAAAGCCAAAGTCACCGTCAGCTGTAATACCGAGTGCTTTTTGCATTTTGGCAACGTCATCACCCTTCATACCTTTACGTAATGTACGTACAGCAGAAGAGGTTTTAGCTGGTGCTTTACCACCTAAGATAGCCAAAGCTTCATCCCAGCGACGATTACGGTCTTCTAAACCAATAGTACCACCGTTAATCTTTTTAGTCAATCCTTTATTATCGCCCTTGTCTGCAAACTTTTCTAACTTATTTGTAGCCCAGAACCAACATGCAGACTCAATAGCGCCTTTTGGCGTAGACACGTAATCAGCAGCTTCTTCAGCTGTCATGTCAACCGTATTTGCGAATTGTGTGTAATTATTTCTGCCTGTAAGCTGCTTGATACCTCGACCCCTAAAGAGCCAGCCATCCCCGGCATTAACGTTTCCCAAGGCTCCTCTTTTAGATCTGAACTCGTCTTGGTAGACATAGTTTGCGATTTTTTCTTGGTCTCTCGCGTATTCTTTTGCATCACGCTTTCCTTTTCCAAAATATCGGCCAAACACTGAGTTCAAAGCCTTTTCTGAATAATTAAGGTTTTCTACTAATCTTGTAAAGTCTAATGACTCATGCGCACATTGTGCCATAAAGCCAGCAATAC